CTACATGTAGTCTATTAGCTGTTGCTGCAGTCACTTTTAGTATCTCACTTTCCTCTAATACTAAAGGGGCTGATAATAATTCTGTTGTGGCATTGGCTGATATAGCTTTAGTTTTAAAAAGACTAAAGACATTATCACTAGTATCTGTAATGGTTACTGTTATAGTATCTGCATTTCCAGAATCCTCTGATACTAATATAGATTTAATTATAGCTGTAGTAGCCGAAGGCACTGTGTATAGTGTTGTAGCTGATGTAGTTGTTAAATCTACTTTTTTATTTACAAATGAATTAGCCAAAGAAAAAAGCCTCCGCCTCTGATTCGTCTTTTAAATCTTGTTGATAAGTAGTATTTAATTTTTGCACAATACTATCAACATCTCTTACAAAAGATTGTTGAATTTGTTGATCATAATTTTTTGCAGGTTGTGTTAAAGATTGTACTATTCTAGCCATTATCTTCTACCATCTGGTTGATAATCTATTCTAAATGTTCCAAGTTTCCAAAATTGACTTGTGCTAGTGTTGTCTATTTTTAATGATATTGATCTAGCTCTAGCTCGTGTATCTATTTTTTGTGTACCACTGGTTACAGTAAACGGACCTAATGTAGAACTAGCTGCAGTATCATTTGGAAAGTCCCTTAAATTTAATGTTATTCTTGCATCACCTGTTTGAGATAAAAAGTCTGGTATCACTCTTCTTATTTTCATCATAAACTCACCATCACCAGCCAAACCTTGTTGACCTATATCAAAGTCTCCTGATTCTATATTTGCAGTGATTGCAGTTGTCTGACCTTCTTTTACTTGATTTAATCCTGTTTCATGTTCATAATATGTTGATGTACCATCACTATTACCAAAAACATAATTAGTATCTGTTACCGCAGTTGTGCCACTTGAATCATATTCTGTTGCATGTGGTTTACCAAACACAGCTGAATCTTGCCATGCAGTTCTAGCTAATGTGCCTGTTGTCCATACCGGTCGCTCGGGACTTGAGTCTAAATAATTATAAGCCACCATTCTATTTACTGTCCCTGAACCTGAGTTAGGATAAAACCACATAACTTCACCAAACAAATTATTAAGACCTGCATTGATATGTTGTTTAGGAATTGTATTAATATCGTCAAACACATGATCCTCTACTAAACAAGGCAGTGATTCTAATTTACCAGTGTATCTAAAGAAACCATTCTCCGACATCCAATAAGCTGCACCGTCAACTTCAACAGCTGCGTTCTGTCCAATTAATCCACAGTTTGTACCAACTTGTTGAAATGAGAAAGTAAATGGTGGACCAACAAAACGCATAATAAATAATGCAGTATCAGTCCATATATAAATCGCATCACGACCTCTAATAGCTCCAACAAGTTTAGATCCGTCTGAAAGTCTTTGCGTACCTGCTGTGTTTGTTGCTGATGGTGTATATGTGTTAATATCTTCTTGAGAAGAGAATCTTATAAACATAGGATCTTGTGTAGATTTAGTTCCTATTGTTGTTTCTGTTCCAAAAAAGATTAAGTGTCTATCGGGTGTGGATACTAAACTAAATGCAGATGCTGTCGGCGCTCCTGTTATAATAGTTGCTCTTGTGTTGTTTGCTCCTGTAGGATTTGAGTCCCATTCAAAACTTTCACCTCCATTAATTGTTGCAATAAGTTTATTACCAAAGTTATCTAATGACCATAACCCTGGTGCTGTTATTACGTCACCTGATGCTGCAGCGTTCCATGCAAAAAATTCAGATGCATCAGTTACCGTGTCACCAGATGAATGTGAGGCAGCAGTGGTTCCTGAAGCCCCTCTTGTTAAACCTGTTAAAGTATTTCCGCTATTACCTGTATAAGTAATTAATTCATTGTCTATTAAAACTGTACCAGAAGATGGAAACGAAGATGAACTAGCCATACTTAAACTTGTAACAGATGTATTAATGTCTGCTGAAAGAGTAGATGTAAATTGTCCTGTTTTAAAACCACTCCAAGGACCAAGTCCAAATCCAGTAGATGCAACTTCTACTGCTGGTCCAACAGGATAGTAATGTTTAACTCTAATACCACCAGATGTAGTTCCTCCTGATCCTGATTCATTTGATCCAACATTTATTGTTAAAGTTGTAGATGATGGTATTGACGTAACCATAAATTTATTATCATCAAAATTTTGTGAATTAAAATTAGAATTAGTTATTCCTGAAAAATTATCTAATAATATAATATCAAATTTATTTATATTATGAGCAGAAGAAAAAGTTAAAGTCACAACAGCTGAACCGTTAGTTGTTGTAAATGCACTTGATAAAGTTGTTGTAGATTTAATAGGGTGTATATCATAAAAAACACCACCTGAATAAGCATATAAAATTCTATTAGTTCCAAGCACAGCATATTTGATACCCGACGTATTTATGAAGTGATGAACAGCTGTATTACGACCTGTAATATCAACCGATCCTAACTGTGACCAACCACCTATTTTTTCTGGAGAACCATATCTAAAACGAACGTTATCACCATTAACCCATTGGCTTTCGCCACCAGTTGATGTAACTTGTTTATTAAATCCAGGTGCAAATTTTACTTTTTGTAACATATAAAAAACCTATAATAATTAGGCAGGAGATGGTGTGGTGGAATCTCCCGCCAAATTATTATTGTACAATATTATTTAGGTAATTTAAAGCCTTTAAACCAAGCTGGCAACCCTAAAAAAGGACGTTTATCAAATTCGTTTTCTTTTGCCATTTTTGAATTAGCTTTGTTATAGTGTAAAAATACTTGTCCACAATGCTTACCAGTAAACTCTTCTCTCCAATGTTCTAAATCACAACCAGAATATATTAACATGTCTCCAGGATTTAAGTTAACTTTAATTCCCGCTTGACCCTTGTTGCCTGTTGGATCTAAATATATTGGCCAGTTATCTCCACCTAAATTTAATGTCGTAGATATTTCACAAGAGTACCTGTCTTTATGACGAGCTAATACATCACCTGGTTTATATATTCTTGCATAAGAATAAGTTTCTGATAATTTTAATCCTGTATGTTTTTCCATAACAGGTCTTACTTTTTGTAATAAAGTTTCCATTACTAAATCACTGTAATGAGAATATGTATTAGGAACTTGTTCATCTGCCCATGTACCAAAATACTCTGTAAATGGAGATATGTATCTTTGATCAAATAAAAATCTAGAAACTTTTCTTTTATTTAAAAAATAAGCGTAACAAAAATCTGCCATTTCTTTAGAGATTGCATTTTTTAAAACACTATATTTATTTTTTTGAAAAGCCGATTTTTTTAATGACATTTTTTCCTTTCAGTTGCATTTTTGATTTTATAAAATTATCTATAAAGTTTGGTTTATTCTTTAAACTACCTGTTTCTAATGTGGTTTTAATTATTGCTTTTTTCATATCTTTATTTAATTTTGACATTTAATACACTCTTTGGTATGGCTTGACAGTTCCAATGTATAAATCTAAATGGTTCATATCCCATGTCAACAATATATTGATGTGGCATATACGATGGAAAAAATATCATTCTACCTGGTTTTACTTTATAACTTATCTGAGTTGATGCATGAGTAACTTTTGTTTTATCTTTTTCAGGTAATAAATTCATTACATTACCTGCTCTTGGATCTTCAAACATTGGCATTGATGTTGCTTCACTTGCTTTTAAAAAATAAAAACCAGACATGTGTCCGTTCCAGTGTGTGTGTAAAGTGTGATGACCACCTCCTTGTTTTGCAAATTCTTGTACCCACATTTCAGTTATAAACACTTGATAATTAGTTAAATCAAAACCCATTTCTCCTAATAAATTATGTGAAGTTGCACCTACATATTCCATTAGATCTTTAAATTTAGGATCTCCTATTAAAGAAGTTGAGTGAAAAACATGACTCATATCTCCTTTATCTCCAAATTTTTTGTTTCTTTTATCTATATCTTTTTTAAGGTTTTTTTTAGATTTTTTAATATATTTATCAGACGCTTTATTTAATTGATTTACATATTTAGGTTCATCTGCAAACCATATAGGACATTTAAAATATTCTTCTAAATTTAATTGATTTGGAAAACTCATTTAAATGGCCACCCTAAATTCCATATTACTAGACTATGCCTTGATCCACTTTTAACAGGACACACTCTATGCCAAACAAAACCAGGAAATACAACTAAAGATCCTTTTGGTAATATCTCTTTACATTTTTTAACATTACGTTTTTTGTCTGGATCTAGATTTCTAAAATCAAATTCTAACTCACCACCTTTATAATTTTTTGGATCTGATAATGTAACTGTAACAGATAGTTTTCTTATTTTACCGTGCGATGGTGTGTTGGGTTGATTATAAGGTTTATCCCAACCATCACAATGCCAATCATAAAATTGACTTTTTTCATATTTAGTAAATTGACAAGACTCAGAAAAATCCCATTGAAAGTTCCATCCGGCGTTTTGATTTGCTTGATGAACATAGGGTTGAATTTCTTTATATATCCATCTATCACTCATCCAAACAATATTAGAATCTCTTTTCTTTTTTAAATCTTTTACTTGATTTTTATTTAATTTTTCATTATTAAATCCACCTGTAACTGCCATTTGATCTTGTATAGATTTTCCATAACGAACGATATCATCACAAATTCTATGAGGAATAGCTGATTTAAAATACCAATAATAATTTGTTAATTGCATGTTCTTTCTTTACCACACTATACTTAGTTTTAAGTAACTGTCAATGTTCCAGAAACTGTAAAAGTAGCTAATTTATCTCCTCCTGGATGTGTTGCAACTGCGTTAGTACATGGTGATGCCGCAAGTGTTACATCTCCAGGTGCTCTTACTATTACAACTCCTGATCCGCCAGCTGCTCCAGTTGTAGGTGATCCAGCTCCACCACCGCCACCACCTGTATTAGCAGTTCCAGCGACTCCAGCTGTGCTAGGATTACCACCAGCTCCACCACCACCACATCCTCCAGCTCTAACTGAACCTGGAGCGTTAGAACCACCGCCACCACCAGCAAAAGCTGTTATTGAAAACGGAGTTCCACATGAATTAATTGTATTGGGTGCACCATCTCCACCAACACCTGGTCCACCACCAGGAAAAGTAGGTCCTCCAACAGCAGTTGCACCACCACCTCCACCACCACCATCGTTATTTGCCGCACCACCATTTCCTCCAGCGTTACCTTGAGGAGGAGATACAGGAGGAGTATTTCCTGTTCCACCTGTTCCATAAAGATTAGGGTTTGGTATTGAGCAACCGTGACCTGATCCACCACCACCTCCAGATCCACCTGGTTCACCATTAATAGTTGCTGGTCCTCCGTGACCACCACCTGTTGATGTTATTGCAGAAGGTGTTCCTAACACTGAATTTGATCCACAAGCAGATGCACTTCCCCCTGCTCCTATCGTTATTGGATAAGTAACACCTGGAGTTATGTTTGACAGACTTATAGCTGATCCTCGTAAAGGAGATGGTCCATAACCAGTGGCTCTATAACCACCAGCACCGCCTCCACCATTTCTACTAAAAGTACCATTACCACCACCGCCACCACCAGCGACTACGAGATAATTTAATGTAAATGTTAATAATTTTTTAGGCCATATAGAAGCTCCACATGCTCCAGCTGTTTGAGCTGTAAAGTGTGTTTTTAAATTCCACATACCACTCGCTTTACTTAATTCTTTTACAACTACAACTCCTGAACCACCGTTACCACCATTAGATACAGCTCCGCTTCCAGCATTACGACCGCCACCACCGCCACCTGATCCTGTATTTGCTGTAGCATTTGATCCCACAGCGTTTACACCACCATTACCACCTCCTCCTGATCCACCCGAACCAGCAGTGTTACAATTATCGTTTCCACCTCCACCACCACCTGCTCTAGTCACAGAACATCCTGTAATACTTGATGCTACGCCTGCTCCTCCAGCTCCAGAAACATTACAAGCTAAAGCATTTGCGCCAACAGCACCAGCACCGCCACCACCGCCTGTACCAAGTGTAGGGGTTGGTGAGTTCCACCCTATCGGATTAGAACCTCCATGGTTTCCTTGCGGTGGATCTGTTGGTGGCGTATTACCTCGACCTGATTGACAAGGATTACTTTTCCAAATTGCAGTGCCTCCACCTGAACCTCCTGGATGACCCCCATAATTAAATGTGTCTGGAGATGGAGGAGCAGTAGAACAATTACTAGAACCACCACCTCCACCAGTAGAAGTAGATCCAAAAGCTGTAGAATTTGAACCGTTACCTCCAAATGCAGTAACGTCCGTTGCTCCAGACGCTCCACCGCCAATAGTTATTGGATATTGAGTTGATCCACAAACTATTATTTCTATATCTTGATAACCACCAGCACCTCCTCCACCTGCTCTACCTTTTCCACCTCCGCCGCCACCAGCGATTAATAAAGTTTGAGCAATTTTAGTGTTTGCAGTTGTGCAAATATTTCCTGATGATGTAAATGAAGTAACCGTACATTTCCCAAAAGAAGCTGTGTTTTTTTTTCCAGTTATACCACCGTTGGTTCTAGCCATTTAAGTCTCCTATTCGGACACCCAAGCTGTGCCGTTCCAATCGTATATAGTTTTGGTTTCTGATTCGTCGTTTGATTTAGTTGCTTTCCAACCTTTTGTATTATCTGAATTATAAGCTGTTTCGTTCCAATAAATGCTATAAAACCATGAAGGGGTGCTTTCACCATCGTCTGTTACCGATGGATAAGTTATAGGTGCTTTCCAATCGTCACTTGAATCAAGTGACCATGAAGCAAAAGGCTGCGGTAGTAAAAATTTATTTTTTGATGTATTATAGATATAACCTATGCCTGCGTATTGTTTTCTAAAATTATTGTTATAAGAAGTTTGTTTCCATGTACCACCACCAAAAAAATTAATACACCATGTTTCTCCATCAACGTGTTCATCTGAAGGAACAACACCATTATCTACAACCACAACTCTTTTTACAACTAAATGTGTATCAGATGTAAAACCTGTTGGATCGGTTTTTGATTCTAATTCTGCAAAATGTGCCATAATTTATCCTTATGTTTATTTATATTATTATATTTATTTAGTCAATTTTTTCTAAAAACTCCATACTCCTGATTTTACTTGATCATATACTTCATTAATATTCCATACTCCAGGAGCTATTTTTTGAGTTGATTCTGGTTCTTTAATAACTACAACACCTGCTCCACCTGCTCCTCCAGGATTACCAGAGTTTGCTCCACCTCCGCCACCACCACCAGTGTTAACTGTTCCTGCAACTCCACAACCTGGTCCTGGACTTCCTGGACTACCACCATTTCCTCCACCACCTGCTCCTCCTGTTCCGTGCTTGCCTGCACCACTGTGTGTGCCTCCACCTCCACCGCCAGCATATGTTACATCTGATCCAGTGATTGTATTAGGTGCTCCTGCTCCACCTGGTCCACCTGGCCCACCAGCAGGACTAGGATTATTTGAGCCCGCAGCAGTTGCTCCACCACCGCCACCACCTGAGGGAGAATTACCAGGGCCTCCACCTCCTCCTCCAGGATTTCCTTGAGAAGGACTAACGGGTGGAGTATTACCAGCGCCACCACAAGCTCTAGGTACATTTCCTTCGCCTGTGCCGCCACCACCACCTGATCCTCCAGTTCCTCCCGGTTGTTTAGTTTGAACGTTTGTATTTCTATAAGCAGCGCCTGCACCACCACCTGTTGATGTAATCGAAGAAAAAACTGAATTACTACCTCTTGAACCACCAGAGCCACAACAAGAACCACCTGTTGGAGGTCCAGCATCACCAGCGGCTCCTCCCGAATTTGAACCAGCAGCACCGCCTGCTCCAATTGTTATTGGATATGAGGTGTTTTTAGTTACAGGGATAGCGGATCCTCTTAATGGACTAGGGCCAAAGCCTGAAGCTCTATACCCTCCTGCTCCACCGCCACCAGCTCTATATCCTCCTCCACCGCCACCACCAGCTACTACTAAATAATCAGCATTAGCAGTTGCTTGTGCAGTAAAAGTTCCTGAGGAAGTAAATGAAGTTACTTTTGCTGAAATTGGTGAACACGTTGCTTCTTGTACTGGTCCTATAATTCCGCCATTAGCCATAGCCTATAAAACCTCCTACGCGTCGTCTAATAGTTCATATGAAACAAAATAACTTAAATCATTTGCAGCCGAAGCTGTAAAATACAATAAGTCAGTTTCATCTAAGTATATTGGATTTTCTAAAAAACTTAATGTTGCATCTGCTGGAACTGAAATAGTTTTTGCAAGATCAACATAGTTAGATCCATTATCTATACTAACTTCTATTGTAATATTAGCAGCGCTTGACCCATCGACGTTTGCTACTAAGATTGTATTTATTTTTGCTACTTTATCGGCTGGAACATCAATTGCTTCGGTTCTTGATGTGCCTGTCAATTTAGCAGCTGCATTTTTTGCATTTATTGTTGCTACGTTTACTATATTTGGTGTTGCCATATTATCTCCTTTTTATCCGAATACGATCGCCATTGCAATAGCTTTTCCTATTGTTGCTGCACTTCCCGCAGCGTATGTTTTAATCCTTGAAGCAGCAACTTTTCTATTAGTTCCTCCTGCTCCATTATCTATTATAAATAAATCTGCATCTACAATATCTTCTCCAATATCTGTTGCCCCGTCTATATCTAAACCACCTATAGGTACAACAGGTGCTTGACTAAATGTTACAACCCCACCCGATGAAATTGCCATTGCATCTGTATCAGAGGCAGAACCTATTTGTCCACCATCTGCTATTACAAGATCGTGATTTAATATAAGAGTACCAGCATCTGACATATCAAAAGTACCTGCTGTAATACCTGATCCACCGTCGTTTCCTCTAAAAGTTATATCAGTATCGGAGACAGACGATTTTAAATCAAAATTAGTTCCATTCTTCTTAATATGACCAAATTGACTTCCATCTGCTTTAAATGATATAGTAAAATCTGGAGAACCCACATCTAAATGAATTTGACCATCAGCATCAAGAGTAAGAGTGCCGCTAGAGTCAATTTCTAGATTTGTACCATCACCTACTATTTTTTCTCCAGCATCACCAAATTGTACAAAAGAATCATTTGCTAAAATAACATCNTGTGAAACAGTTAAAGTACCATCAGAAGACAATGACATTTTCTCAGNTGCTGTTTCACTAGCTGCGGTTTTAAAACTTAATTTAGTAGCATTATTATCAGCTGCAAAATCACCTTCGGATACAGCTGCAATACTTGCAGCAACTAATCTTGAATCTGTACCAGTTCCTTCACTTACTGCTTGGAAATTTAATTGACCTATAATATCATCAGCAGCAATATCAGCTTCGTCAGTAGCTAGTGTTAAATTTACAGTGCTATCATCACCTGTTGCTGTATGTAATAAAGTTAAACCAGAATTGTGAACATGTTGTAATCTTATTTCAGTATTAGTACCAAATGTAATTTGAGCTGAATCTGATTGCATAAAAAGATCATCTCCAACACCAATATCACCTACAAAAGTAACTTGTCCTGCTGCTTCAACAGTCATTGCATTTGCAGTTGTTGCAGATCCTATTGTGCCATCATCTTTAATTAAAATATCGTCTGCAAAAGTAACAATACCAGAACTATCTCCTTGAATCCAAGTTGTAGTTGTTGAACCATCGTAACCAGAAATTACTAATTGTCTACTGTCAGTATTACTAGAAGCATCTGCATTTGCACCAATTATTACATTTCCTGTTCCTGATGTTAAAGCATCACCTGCTTGCCAACCTATAGCCACATTATAATCACCGTTATCTACTGAAGCTAATGCTCCTACACCCAAAGCACTGTTATAAAATCCACCTGAAGTATTTGTAGTCATAGCAGAATCTCCAACGATTGTGTTTTGTTCTGCACTTGTTATGCTTTGACCAGCAGCTTGACCCAGTAATGCATTTCTTGAACCAGTGTTTATAGCTCCACCAGCATTTCTTCCTACTGCTGTATTTTTATCGCCAGAAGTTAAAGCATCTAAAGCTCCAGAACCTACACCAGTATTCCTTATAGCGGCATCTAAAGTTCCTGAGGTTGCGTGTCCAAATAAAACACTATCTGTAAAATTAGTTCCGCCAATTTTAAAAAAAGATGAACCTTCAAGAGTGTATGCATCTGCTTCTAATGTTCCATCTACATCAACATTACCTGATATATCTAATTCTGTTGCTATAATTTTATCATTAAAAGTAGCAGCCCCTGCTTCAGACATATCTAAAGTTAAAGCTGTAATAAGTCCTCCACCATCAGAATCGCTTCCTAGAAAAGTTATATCTCCATCATTAATCATTGCTCTGATATCTAAATCATTACCTTGTCTTATAAATCTACCAAAGTCTACGCCATTATCTTGTAACTCAATTTCAGCGCCATCTGCGTCTAAAACAATATCACCAGCGCAATCTACTTTAAAATCATTGCTAGTAGTAATTGTTAAATCAGTTCCATCTCCAGCTATATTTTCGCCAGCGTCACCAAATTGTATAAAAGAATTGTTTGCTAAAATAACATCATGGTTAAATGTTGCTGTTCCAGCATCCGACATATCTAAAGTTAATGCTGTTATAGCTGATCCTCCATCGTCACCTTTAACTATAAAATCTTTATCTTGAACACCTGTTGTAATAACAAAATCACTAGAAGAATTTGATAGTGTTGCAATTGTTGTGCCACCATCTACAAAAAATATATCTCCACCATCTGCGTCTAGTTTAATATCGCCAGGAGCATCTAGTGTTACATCTGTAGCACCATTTGAAACTATATCTAATGTTGTTGTGCCACCATCTTTAATAGTAACATTTGCACCATCAGCGTCTAAAACNATATCAGCAGGTGAGTCTATTGTGATATCACCAGTTGAAGTTCCTATTGTTACCGCTGCATCACCAGTTGAAATATCATCTGCAGCAACTCCTAATGCAAAACCAGTGTCAACTATATTTGTACCATCAGAGAAAACCATTTTTGTAGTTTTTTCTGTAGCTCCAAAAGTAACACCAGTTCCCGATGCTGTTTTAAATTGAACGGTGTAAGATCCAGAAGTTCCATTTACGACTACATAAACTTTTTCTATTGAGTCTGGTACAGTTACAATAGAGTTACCTGATATTGTACCTGTTAATTTTATAACTGCGTGACGAGCGACTGATGTAGACTCTGTTGTATCACCATCTGTAATACTCAACGCTGTTGTTCCACCACTAGTTACTGCTTGTTCTACGTAACCAGCAATTGCTTTTTCTACGATTTGTAAGTTAGTATTAGTTTTTGTTCCCCATGTACCGGCATTTTCGCCAGTTGCCATTAGTTCTATACCGAGATCTGAAAATGTTGATGCCATAATTTAATCCTTAAGGTG